AGCTAGTCGCACCACCTATCAAAGCCAGTAAATTTCTACTGGCTTTTTTCTTTCCTAAAATTCACTCCGAAAATCAATCACTTACAAGTAATTAACTCAGTCTATTGCTAAAATTTCAAGTCTCAAATATTGCCAACTTTTAGTTATTTTTATATATTTTTAGTCATTGATTACGCCAAAATTACGCAAAATTTTGTGCGATTACGCCAATTAAAAGTGTGAGGTGAGACATGGCTACAATGCGGAAACGTGGCGACAAATGGCGAGTAGAGATTTATAAGAACGGAATTAGAAAATCCAAAACTTGTAAAACAAAGGCAGAAGCCACTCAATGGGCTTTAGAAGAAGAAAAGAAATTAGAGCTACAAGAACAAGGATTACAACCAGAAACCGTCTTAGCGGACGTTGTAGAGCGTTATTTGCGAGAAATTACGCCAACCAAACGAGGAATACGCCACGAAACTTTAAGATTGAATAAATTCTCTAGACATCCGATATGCAATAAGTTTATCGGTGACGTTACTCGTAAGGATTTTGAGTTATGGATAGCTGAAAGAGAAAAAGAAGTTAGTGGTGAAAGTATTAGACGAGAACTATCCACCATCAGAAATATTTTTAATGTGGCAGTCGAACGTTGGAATTATATCGAAAAAAATCCAATGATAGGCTTAGTCTTGCCAAAAGGAAGTGAACCAAGAACTCAACGCTATTCGGATGATGATATAGAGAGAATTTTGTTTGTTAGCGGTTATAACGATACACTTAAAACAATCAGAGCAAGAAGTGGTGCCGCTATGTTGTTTGCGATTGAGACAGCAATGCGAGCTGGTGAGATTTGTGGCTTAACCTGGGATAATGTTAATCTAGAGAAAAGAACCGCTTATCTACCAATGACGAAAAATGGCACTTCTCGGACTGTTCCGTTAACAAGAAACGCAGTGGCTATTCTTGAGAGATTAAAGAAAGAGATTGGAAATACTGGATTGTGTTTTCAGTTAGATACTAGATCGCTTGATGCCGCTTTTAGAAAGATTAAGAAAATGGCAATGTGTGAGCATTTACGTTTTCACGATACCAGACGAGAGGCTTTGACAAGATTGGCTAAAAAGGTCGATGTGATGACGCTTGCTAAAATATCGGGGCATAAAGACATAAGGATTTTACAGAATGTCTATTACGCCCCGAATATGGAAGAAGTTGCTGAACTTCTAGATTAAGGCAGAGTGTCAGGGAATGGATCGTTAGTTATCCAAGTGATTACAGGCATCCTCATGTAGTCGAGGTCTGCCGTTGATACGTTGCCGTTAAAGCGTAGTTCTATATAGTTACTATCGCCTTTATTAGCCACATATACAGAAGCGATATTAACACCTTCATCACTATAAAAAGGCAACATGATGGGCACATTAGTTTGAAATCCATACGGTATTTTTTGACGAGGTAAAATATCCATTCGCTTAGCGTGGTTCTTCCTTGTGAATTTAGGGTTACTACTCCCATAAAACGATATAGTACCCCATCGGCCATTAGTGAAAGAACATTCGACTATATCATTTACTCGTCTTAGATATACAGTGCCCTCTTTAACATTTACAGAGGCGCTTGCCATTCCTCTAGAGCCAGTGTCACCAGAAATAACAACCCATTTATTATTCTGCTTCTGCCACAGATACGCACCGACACCAGCGCCATTTGATGAATTATAAAAAGTTCCGTTTTGCTCCCTACCTGTAATCTTTCCGTCAGTAGTATTAGGCTTATCAGGTCGTCCATTCCCAGTGATTATCATTGAATCACTGGATTGGCCACCGCTGCTTGTTGGAATTTTCTTTTCAATTCGCTTAATTTCAGTTCCCATGAATTCAGCGAATTCTGATATATTCGCTTGAAATGTCATTATTTATTGTAACCTCGTGTGTAAGCTTCTTTTAAATTCACGCTATCAAGAGCAGTGAATTTCTGATTAAGAGTGGTTAATGCTTCATTAGCTTGTGAGATTTTTTGAATAAGCTTATTCAAGCCATCTTCACCTGTTTTCATACCGCTTAACGCATCAGCTAATTCTTTAATGGTATCTAACTCGGATGCTACGTTACCGCCCAAAATTTCGCTTTTAGCATCGGTTTTCGCTTGATTTACAAGCTCAAGGATTTTCTTCGCAGATAAGGTAGAGCTATCACCAGTTGCACTGTCATTGATACCTGCTGCACTGCCAGATAGGCTTCTTATGGACTGAAATAATTCATTGATTGCACCAACAAGATTTGTTTTTTCTGTCGTGCTTAAAGTTGTTAGGTTGCCGATAAGTTTAGTGATTTCCTTATCTTTCTCACCTACGAATTCGGCAAACGCTGTGAGTGTTTGGTGAAATTCTTGTGCTGCCATTCTATAAAGCTCCTATATTATAAAAAGTTTTTAATTCTTCGAGTGTCGGGATTTTCTGGTCGCATTTTTCGTCATCTAATTTGACAATCTCGACCTTTTCAATTACCACCTCAATATCTTGAGGCGGTTCAATAATTGCTACTAATTCATCTTTACATGTCATCTTCATTCGGTTGCGGTGTGACATCGCCCTCTAGTTTAAAAAGTGCGTTTCTAATCACCGTTTTTACCGCCCCCGTATTTGATATTGTTTGCAAGTCGTAGTTCGCCTCTGACCAGATAGCGTATTTAGTTAAATCGTGGTGAAATTTAAGCAAAATAACGCCATTCTCAGCATCTACAACTTTAATAGTTTCATCTGTGCTAGATAGAGAAATTACAGTGTGACTTCTGACTTTCGCCCACAAATCTAACCGCTTAATATTGGTCAGGTCGTATGGTTTAAGCTCGTCATTTTGTTGCTTCTCATAAATCCGCACTTTTCGCTCTTCATCATCGCCACGATAAAGAACAATGTCAGTTTGTGACATTTACCCTCCCTTACGCATTTGACTAAATCGTTTATCGTGCTGTCTGCCTTTTAATTCGCTCTCATACGCTGTTTTGCAGTGTTCTTTATCTCTGAATAAGCAATTAATAAAGCGATAAAGCACTGTCCAACGTTTTCTTGGGTTAGAAACTAAAATCGCACCTCGATAGGTGCGACTTGATAACGTTTCATCTGCGGCTCCACCAGTTAATGCGTTGAGCCATTGATCTAGAGCAATCAGATTATGATAAGCGTATATCCTTAATTTACTTGGAATTTCCATTCTTCGATTTCCTTTTCAAGTGCGGTAAGTTCTTCTAGCGTTTTCGTGGCCAACAAGCGATCTTCGAAAGCCTGTCTTTGCCCAATAATGATGCCAATCGCCACAGCAAACTGAGCGGATTTTTCAATCACTTTGCTAATTAGTATATCCAGTGGAACACCACGTACACGCGCAATTTGTGAAAGCATCGGTGTGGGTGTGTTGTGGTCGGCTTGCCATGCGAGAGCCTCTTTTTCTTGACGGTAAAAACTTTCAATTTCCGTTTGTGGATAGCCCACCAGTAATCCATTTTTAAGTTGATCAGCTTTGTCCGCTAATTTATTGAGTAAGCCTTCTTTTTGTTGTGCAAAAAGTGCGGTTTGTTTTTCCTTTGATAGCTCAAAGGATTTAGTCACCGTATTAAAAACATGGAATGGACTAGGTGCCTTGCCTGAGCATTTTATTTTTCCATTCTCAATCCATACTGCGCCGCCGCCAGTAATGCTCGCAGATATTGCATTAATGTCATCTTGTAAATCTATCGGATAGGTATTATCGTTTGATAGCTCGCTAAAGCTTTTGGTTTTTAAATCAAAATAAATCATAGTGGTCCTTCTCCAAATACAAATATTGCCGCACGTGTACCTGCATCGCCTATTAATTTAATGCGGTTGTTACTCACCACAAGCGCGCCTAGTGCATCCGTACCACCTCCAGCATCAATAGCGTTAACCAAAAATTGTCCATTATAAATTTCAGGCAGAATCAATTCGTCGCTCCACGCATGGTTTGCTAACATCAATGTTATTTTTAAACATTGCGTATCGCTAAATGGGATTTTGTAAACACTTGCCCCTAAGTAATGATTTTGATAGTAAGTAAATGTTGGCTTTTTACCAAAATACCGGTCAAACCAACCAAACTTACTGGACCAGATGTTGCCACCTGGCTGAAAAGTAAAAGTATGCTGTCGTCTATCTGTATCATTGTTATCCCCTCGAGGTGTTAAATGCATCCTAAATTCAGCGGCATTATCTGCAAATGCGATTGACTCAAGAGTAGTTAGAGCATGTTGAGTATTTTTCTGAGCAAAATCCAAAAAAGCGGAGAGTGCAGTTTGAGATCTAAACATGACGGATGCAGTCGGGCTGTTAGCGATAAAACCTAACGCAGTAAGCACTCCTGTCATCGTATCGCCCCATTTAGATATTCGACCGTTTGCATTATTATTTGCCGCATCTGCACTACGTTGGGCATTATT